GAAGCTGTTGGGCGTATCAGCCATTACTGAGCTCCTTGTGGTTGTGCCCAGCGCATGTAGCTTCGTCCTTGGACTTGCTGCTGAGCTGCCTGGGTCTGCTTCTGCTCGACCTTGGTGGCCATGTACTGACGAGCAAAGTCAGTGAAGGTAGAACCGGCAGGCACGTTCACGCCGTCGACGTTGATGTCAGTCTTGGGCTTGCCGAGATGGCCAACTGCATTCACCCACTCAGCCTTGGCGTTGTCAGAGACTGCCATGTACTGGTTGAGCTTGGCCATGCCACGCAAGAATGACGCCATGGTCTTCGCATCAGCAGTCTCAGGAGGAAAGCCGCCCATTGCCATGGCGACGTCCTTGTCAGATGCTGAGCCAGGAGGCAGCATCTTCATGGCCTGACTATTACGAATACGCGTGTACTCGTTGCGCATCTGAGTCATGGAGTCTTGGTTACCGGTGGCCTTCTTCATCCACTCAGACGCTGTGCCAAGTGCACCGTAGCCGCCGCCCTCTTTGTCGAGCCGGTTGGCGAGGTCGAGGATCTGACCGGCCGATTGACCAGCGGCGACTGACGACACGGTCGAGTCGTTGATGATCTTCTTGGCGTCGCCGTCGAGGTTGTAGGCTGGGATGTTTTTCATGTTGAGCTCGTACAGCTTCAACTCGGTCTCGGTCTGCAGCTTGTCACGGTCAAGACCCAGACGACCTGCGCGCTCACCCACTTGGCTGTCGAGGTTTCGGATCTCAGCACCCTTGTAGACGTTCTCAAGAGCCAGACGCTGAGGCGTGTTGTTGGCCTCGTACTTCTTCTGAGTGGCCGTGGCCTCACCCTGAGCAACTTCGCCCGGGAGCTTGGACAATGTCGAGAAGGTGCTCGTGAACTTCTCAGGACCGAGGATGGAGGACAGCATGAGACCAACCGAAGTATGGGCGGTCTGAGGATTCAGCTCAACCAGCTTCGACATGGTCTCAGCATTCTTCGCGCCTTCAGCGTCGCCAGCATTCTTTGCGGCAGCGGCCTGCTCATCAAGCATCTGCTTGGCAATGTCAGGCTTGCCGGCAGTCAGAGCAGCCATGACCTGAGAAGCCTGGCCCAGACGAGTCTGCTGCTGGTCGGAGTTCATCATGGACCACGTGTTCTTGAAGTGCTCAGCCAGGGCTGGGTACTTGGTCGTGATCTGAGCGAAGTCTTTGGCCGTCGGGTTCGGGTTCTGAGCCAGTTGGGCAAGGTCAGACTGCATCTGCTGCTGCTGGGCAAGTGCCACCTGCTTCTGCTGGAGTTCTTGCTGGCGAGCAGCCGATTGGTCCATGGCCTGACTGATGCCAAGACCTGCTTGGACGCCACCAAGCGCATTGTTGAACGGCTGCTGGACGTCAATGTTGTAGTTCATTGGTTGCATGTCAGAATTTCCCCATAAGTTTCATCGTGCCGAGCATCGATGCAGTACCGGCCATGCCGTTCCACATATTTGCGTTGGCCTGACCAGTAGCCAGAGCCGCGCCAGCATTCGCCGCGCCAGTCTGCTGAAGGGCACCGATGATTTGATTGGATGAGTTCTGGCCGGCGTTGCCAACACCTGCAGCCGCGTTCTGGCCGACACTCACCAAGCCGCCAAGGTTGCCGTACTGCTGTTGGATCAGCTGGTTGAGCAACTGAGGTCGGAACTGGGCTAGGGCACCTTGAACATTGCCGCCACGAAGTCCGCCAGTCGCCGAAGCATTCTGACGAATGGCATTCTCACCTTGGGCAGTCAGTGCCTGCATCTGCTGGCCGTTCGCCAGGCCTTGAATGGCTCCAGCTTGAGCACCTTGGCCATTCAGACCGATGAGGTCCTGCTGGCCAGTCAAAGCGTTGGTGCCTGCCGTGTTGTACGGCTTCAGAAGTTCTTGGATCTGATCGAATTGGCGTTGAGACTCAGCGATGCTTGCATCACTGGCCGCTGTCTGAGCTCCGGCCGCTGTCTGAGCCGCGCTCTTGGCAGAATTACTTGCCATGACCCCGCCAACGACTGTTGCGCCGGCTACTGCTACGAGTCCCCATGTCATTTGAGTTCCTCCTTACGGATTGGTGAAGAGATGCCAAGCACCTCGGGTTCGATGTGCTCAGCTTCGATGACCTCAAGATCTTGGGTATCGGATGAGTTGAGATGGACGGTGATGAATTGAGTATCTTCGAGAGCGAGGACGATTCTCTTGACGCCAGCCTGCGAGATTGAAATGTGGCCAGGTTCAACGATCGTGCGGCCAAATTCGCTGAGTACCTCCGCACGGCCCTTGGTAACCACAAGAAAGTGGGCGTGCTTGTGTGTCTTGCCCACTAGGAGCATGCCAGCCGGCACAGTCAATTCACGAAGGTACATGCCAGGAGCAAAGAAGTGCGTCGGCTCTGGTTGTTGGCATTGAATGGGAAGCATTGATTCTTGCAGTTGGATGATTTGGTCTCTTGTGGGGACCACCAACGGCACCTCGGGGAGTTGCTCAACCCGAGCGATAATTTGATCCTCGTCTGAGGACAGTTCAGCCAGCATCGTAGTTCTCCTTTTCAGGGTACGAGCTGCTGGCTGCTCTGTTCGGCTCAGCTACTGTGGCTGAAGAACCACAGGTGGGTAGATCCTATCATGGATCACCCAGTTTGTAAACATGTGGGTTAAGTTATCTCACGACCTGAGGCAGAGATGGTCAGAGCCGTGGCCGTGCCAGCCAATGTGGAGATAAATCCGCCGTTTTCAAGCACTTGACCCACAAGTTCAGGACAGGTGTACGTCTCATTGGGAGCAATGCTCTTCGCCGAGAGGACGGTATTGAGCGCAGAAGCTCCGCCTCCACTTGCCACAAGATTTACAGTGAATGTAACCGCGGCACCTGCGGTATTTGTCACAGTGAACTTGTCGATGATCGTCTTGCAGTTGACGGCCGTGTACTGAGTGGTCTGAGCGTTCTCAGCTTGCTTGCGCGGAATGATGTTCTTGACGGTGACGGTCATGATGATGTCCTTAGGTTATGCGGCTCGAACTAGAGCTGCTTGGAAGTACGTGAATGCGATGCCTGGGTTGGTGTTCTGCGCAATACCGAAGTACGCAAATGCCTCGAGGTAATCTGTGGTGCCGTTCATGTACACTAGACAACTTCCAGAGGCGGCCCCGACAACACCGCCCACACCACCAAGATTTTTATGGATGGCACCATTCTTGTAGGCGTAGAAAAACACCGCACAAGCTGTCGTGCCAACAGATATACTGGCACTAAGCTGATAGTACCCAGCCACTGTTGGCGTGAAGGTGCTCGACGCGAAGTTGTTGTTCGTGTCGTACTCCTCCACCTGGAACAAGATCTTCGTGAAGGTGGCTGCAAGGAGAGCCTGGGCGACGTTCTGATAGGCGCTGAATGCAGGTCCAGTGGGAAGACGAACATCAGACAGGCGCGTGTCGCTACCCAGCACAACCTCTTTGGAGCCGGCGTTGCCAGACCCAGGTGCATTGAGAGGTGATACCGTGCCAAGTTGCACCGAGGGAGCTGAAGCAAGAAGCTCAAGGCTCTGGGCGATGCTGGCAAGGTACGGACTCACATCAACAGGTGCCAAGGCGAGGAGCTCAAGGCTCTGGGCGATGCTCGCCAAGATGGCAAGAGCTGAGTCAGCCTTGGCAGATGCCGTAGCTGTCTCAGTGTTGGTTTCCTCAAGCGACGCAACCAAGGCGGTCAGGTCAGCAGGCGTCTGAACGTACGCCTCATCCATGAGTCGCTCGAACGCCTTGACTGCCTCGTGGTTAGGCAGGAAGGCGGCAAGCTGGTTGCGCGTGAGTGGCCGTGACCTAGACATAGAGAGCCTCCAAGCGAGCCTCGAGACGAGCCATGGTCAGGAACGAATCACTCGTACCACGGAACTTCTGGATCCGCCAATGGCGCATGCTGCCTTGTTGCAACCAGCTGATGCGGACATTGCGTTCACCGATCTTGCCAGTCTTGCGCGGCTTCTCCATGCTCCAGACCTCACCATCCAATGAGTATGACGTCCAGATTGTTGGGTCCTCACCGACTGGCACACGACCAGAGAGACACACCAGCTCAAGTTCATGGATGATGGCACCCATGCCGTCGTTGTAGAGGATCTGAGTGCCGAAGTCCCAGCCGATGACGTCGCCGTAATGGCTCGAGACGGTGTCGACGAGTTTGCCGAAGTTGTGGGTAGTAGGATCGCCAACGTACCATTGGTCGTAGCACCAAACCAGGTTCTTCGCGCGGTACTGGCCTGTACCAACCAGGCTGCTTGTCAGCACGAACCAGACTGGCTCTGAGATTGCCTCAGTGGCGCTGGCGTCGTAGACAAGCGTCTGGTCAGGCAGATGGATCATTAGGTGCTGATGGTTCTCGTCGACCTTGGCCTCAACCACGATCGTGGCCAGGTCAGCTTCAGAGTAACCTTTCAGGATCTGATCGATCTCGCGTGTGCTGATCTTGGTCAGTTGGCTGTTCAGGCCAAGCCACACAGCCGGTGACTCATTGCGGCCACTGCCGACGAAGGCGATCGCTTGCGCAAAGACGGCAACTGAGAAGGTGCCAATCGCGCCGCGCTGCATCTGAGCACCTTCGATCCGCGAGAACGGGAACAGGTCACCACCGATGTTATCGAAGACCTCAATGGTATATCGGTTGACTGCGTAGACCTCGTTGCGAAGTTTGACGATGCCCTTGATGGGGTCAGGATCAGCTTCAGAGCTGCCGTACTTCAGCGGGTTCACCGAGTATGGATCATTAAGCTCGGTGACGACGAGACTGGTACCATCGGTCGTCATGAAGTAGCCATCGACCCAAAGCACGTCGACCACCGTGCCGAGGTCAGCGTCCGTGACCTCAGTCAGTGCCGTGTTGCTCCAGTAGAAGAGGCGACCGCTTGAAGCGATGGCAAGATTGTCGAAGGAGTAGTCGAAGGTGACCTGGCCGGTTCCGCCGACGTCACCAAGAATGCGCCATGCTCCGTTCGAGGCGATGGCGATGAGCGACGTGCCCATGACACGATAGTGGACGCCATTCCAATTGATACCTCCACGATCGACACCTGGTCCAACGCCTGCGGACACAATACCCGGAGCAGGGCGCAGGTAGCCCTTAGAGACCCCCTGCTCCTTTGGTACTGGCACAAGATTACGCGGGTACGAGGTGCGGAAGTCCGCGGCCTCGTCCGTGTAGATACCATTGAGGATGGGGATCTGCATGATTAGCAGCCGCCTTCGCCAGATTGGAAGTGCATGACTGTCGTGGTCGAGTCGGACAGGAAGGCGATGGTGTCGTGATCGATGGGCTTCTCGATGACGAGCACCGAGCCTGCGGCACCAGCCACTGCGATCGGCGTCTCATTGGCCGTACAGGCCTTGGTAGGCTCATCAGCCAGCTTGAAGGTAACGAAGTAGCCAACGACTGAGCCAGCGTTGATGACGCGGATCGAAAGGTTGCCAGCACCAATGGTGATGTTCTGAGACGTAGTGGTGGCCGTGACTTTTTGGTTCTTGCCACGAGCCGGTTTGAAAGGGGTTCCTGCTGTCATGATGTTCTCCTAGGTGGTTAATGATTAGCCGACGCGGTACCAGATGTTCATCACGTCGTCGAAACGAAGGCGGAAGAACGAGTTGGCAGCCAGGGTGGTTGGTGCGCCGACGACAGTAGCGCCGTTGGCGTTGATGGTCAGCGTGGTGACAGCTTGAGTGGTGTTAACCAAGATCTCTTGCTTGTCCTTGCAGTTGGCCAGCGACGGAAGCGTGATGGTGCCTGCAGCATAACCTGCAAGAGGCGTCAGGACCAACCAGACGCTGTTGCCGCTGTCAGCAATGATGACCGTGAAGCCAGTGGCTGCAGGCTGGGCGTACTGGGTGTTCTTGTCATCAGTCGACGTGATGAGCGTCTGAATGAACGCTGCGATGATGGCCATCGAGGCCTTGCGGGCATCCCCGTTGTCGCTCGAGTAGACCGGTACCTGGTCGCTCGATACAACTGAGTCCACAGCAGTAAGTTGGTTGATGGTTGGCATGGCCGCTCCTATTCAAAAGTTATTTCGTTGTCAGAACCAGCTGCGAGAGGATCATCAGGAGTCCGCACGAACTGATTGCTATTGAAGCTGCGCCATGGCTTGGTACCAGCACCACGAGGCAACGTGTTCGGGAACTGTCGCTCAGGCGTTGGTGCAGCAGTTTGATTGAGCAGGTTGCTGTAGGCTGCATCAGCATCGGCCTTGGTCTCAGCTGAGACCTGCTTGCCAAACCCAGGTGCGATGCGCAGAGCGAGGTTGATGTAGATGGCCTCGTTGGCAACGTCAGGGACCTTGGTATCAACGTCAAGCTCAGAGGTCTGAGGAGTCGATGGCATGGGCCAACCGATACGGATGCCATTGGCGTTCCAGCCAGCCATCATGGCGTCGAGACGACGAAGCGCGCTCTGCAGCTGCTCAGGCGTCAGGTCGTAGACATAGGCAGCCAGCCCAATCTCCTCGAAGGCTTGCTCCACAAATTGACGCTTCGTCCATCCCATATCAGTTCTCCAGCGTGGCTGCGATCAAGTCACTGAGCTTCTTGTCCGACGTCTTGTCGTTGAACTTGATGCCCAGCTCATTGGCCTTCTGCTCCAGCTCAGCGCGAGTGGCAGGCAGCAGGTTGTCAGGCTTCTGGACCTTGGCCACCTTGGCTGCATCAGCCTCGTCCTTGGCGGCTTTGGCTTCAGGCGTGGTCAGGAACCAGCCGCCCGACAAAGCCTGCTCGATAGCACCTTCCTCGTCGGCATCCACGATGATGTAGTCGAAGTGACCACCGTGGATTTCGTGAGGGCCAGGTGCCTTGTAAAGCATCGTTGTGTTCTTCATGTTGAACTCCTAAATCAGTTTGGAAGACCGGAGGCCGAAGCCTCCGGGTTGTCAGGTCAGATTAGGTCTGGCTGAACAAGATGATACCACTCATCTCGGGCTGCTTGTTCACGACACCGAAGAGAGTGTCCAAGCG